AGTGATGGAATTGAAAATTGTGTGATGTACGCAAGCAACTTCAATCCTGAGAAATCCAAAAATCCATTTGCATACTTCACTCAAATAATATATTACGCCTTCCTAAGAAGAATAGAAAAAGAAAAGAAACAACTCTACATAAAATACAAACAAATGGATGCTCACAATTCCATTGAAGATAATTCGGATATGCAATCTATGACTGTTGGTGAACAAAGTGGTATAGCTGCAGGAGCAACTTTAATGACAGTTGATAAACGGGCTAATATCTATGATTTCATCTATCAGTTTGAAGAAAAGAAACGAGCGAAGAAGAAACCTAAAGTGGTGTCGAAGAAAAAAGATGAAGCTATTTTAGAATTATCTCCACTCACTTCTTATATGAGAGCTTGTGCATGAAGATTGCCTTAATAACGGACACTCACTTCGGGGCTCGCAACGACAGTCTTTTATTTTTAGATTTCTTTCGTAAGTTCTATGAAAATATATTCTTCCCTACTCTGAAAGAGAGAAATATCACCGATGTAATACATTTGGGAGATGTAGTTGATAGACGGAAATTTATTAACTTCAAGACGCTCAATTCGATGAAAGAGATATTGTTTCATCCTTTAGAAGAAATGGGTATAAACACTAAAATCATTGTTGGTAACCACGACATCTATTATAAGAACACTCTCAAAGTAAATTCGATGGAAGAACTGACAAGAGGAATGAACAATGTTTCGGTTTATTCAGATCCCTGTGAAGTATCTCTGACAAAAGAACATAAGGTATTGTTTGTGCCTTGGATGTGTGATGATAATGAAGATGCAACAAAAGAACTAATCGAAAAGACAAGAACTAAAGCAGCATTTGGTCATCTACATTTAGAAGGCATAGAAATGAACAAGGGTTCTTTTAGTATGGATGGATATCCCTCAACGATGTTCAAGGCATTCCAAAGAGTATTTTCTGGACACTTTCATCATCGTTCTACTACTGGAAATATCACATATCTTGGTAATCCTTATGAGATAACTTGGAGTGATTATAACGACAAACGAGGATTTCATATCTATGATACAGAAACAATGGAAACGGAGTTCATAGAAAATCCTTATTCGATGTTTCATAAGATATATTACAACGATGAGAAAAATAATTATGGTGATCTCTCAAAATATGAAGATACTTATGTGAAAATAATTATTGAAAATAAAAACAATAATTATATGTTTGAAACTTTGATGGATAAGTTGATTGATGCTGGAACTAGTAATATTTCGGTAGTAGATAATCTTTTTGATATGGAAGATTTAGGAGATGATATAGATGGAATTGAGGATGTTGAAGATACAATGAGTGTAATCAAAAATTGTGTAAATGGATTACAAATGGAAAATAAAGAAGACTTGAATAAATTGATGCAAGACCTTTATGGTGAAGCTTTGACAATGGAAACAGTATAATGAATAGACAAGAAAGAAGAAAACAAGAAAAAATATCTAAAAAGGGAAACAATCCTACTCAAGTTAAAATGGAACTAAAAATGGATTTGTTACAGCCATGGTCGGTTCCTTTAATGAGAACAGAGTTACCACCGTATGTTTTAGATGGAATGATTGAACTTACAGATGATATGATAGCAGATGAAAAATCTGCAAGTCATGGAATGAGCCTTGCTGGTCAAATAGATACAGAATTAACTATAGATATTGAACGTTTGAAAAAAAATAATTTGGATAAGTTTTTTGATACTATGATTAAACAGTTTGTAATCTATGCAAAAACTCAACAAACACCCTATGATGCAGAAATTAAGAAAGAAACATGGTTGACTCAAATTGTGTCGATGTGGGTTGTTTCTCAACAACCAAATGAATATAATCCACTTCACCACCACACTGAATGTCAAATTTCTGCTGTAATGTATCTAAAAATTCCAAAATTAAAAAAAGAAAGAAAAGAACATAGACGGTCTGTTGATGGTGCTATTACTTTTGTTGGAAACTCGTCATTAGATATAGATTTTTCACATCCTAATATTACAATTGCACCTACTGTTGGTGATCTTTTTATTTTCGGATCTAACCAACAACATTCGGTCAATCCATATCGTTGTGAAGAAGGGGATACAGAAAGAAGAAGTGTATCTTTTAATGCTATATTTTCATCTGAAAAACTTTTTGAACAACAGAAAAAATCTTTCGAGGAGCAGTCATTGAAAGACCAATCATGAGCAACAGACAAGAAAGAAGAAGAAGAGAAAGAGATGCTAAAAAGACACCGAAACAGTTGCAACTGGAAATGAGACTTCTTCAGCCTTGGTCTGTTCCTGTTCTTCAGATAAAGTTACCACCAGAAATATTAGATACAATGATTGGAATTTCAGATGATGTAATTGCTGATAAAGAGTCGATAAATCATGGGCAATATCTTGCTGGTCAAATAGATACAGAATTACGAGTATCCCATGAGATGTTAGTAGATGCGGGAATAATGAATTTTTTTCACGATGTTGTAAAGCAGTTCCTATTACACACGAAAATGCAACAATATCCCTTTAACATTGATGTAGTTCAAGCTGAAAAATATTTCGTTCAAATGTTGACAATGTGGGTTGTTTCTCAACAACCAAATGAGTATAATCCTATTCATATACATACAGAATGTCAAATTTCTTCTGTGATGTATCTCAAAGTTCCAAAGTTTGCTCCATCTAAAAAAACTCATAGAGATTTAGACGATGGTTCAATTACCTTTATATCAAATGTTAGTGCAGATGCAGAGTTCAGCCAATCTTCATTATCAATTAGACCTGACGCCGGTGATTTTTTTGTGTTTGGTGCTAAACAATTACATACTGTATATCCATATCGTTGTGAAGAAGGAGATACAGAAAGAAGAAGCGTTTCTTTTAATGCTGTTTACGAAACTGGCACAACTCGTAAACGAAGATTAGAAGGCGATAACACATTACCTCAAAAAAGAAATTCGGGTCGTATCGGATAATATATTAACTAAAAAGGATATTATGACAAATTATTCTCAAGATGAAGATGATAGAGAAAAAGACAGAATTACACGAGCTGAAAGAAACGCGGGTTTCTCTTCCACATCATCAGTGAAACTTAACACACCTAAAACACATTTGTATACTGTATCATTTGACGATGAACAATTTTTACAGGTAGCAAAGATGGCTGCTAGAAGAAATGTTACCTTCAATCAAATGGTCAATATGACTCTTTTGAAAAATCTTAAAGATGATGATCAATCTGATCATGCCCCACAACTTTTAAATGAAGGTTAAATGATAGTATTTAAAAAAATCTCTTGGAGCAATTTTCTAAGCACAGGAGATGTTCCTACAACTGTCTTTTTCGATAGGTCACCAACAACTCTTATTATCGGAGAAAATGGTTCGGGAAAATCAACAATTTTAGATGCTCTTACTTTCGGATTATTCGGCAAAGCTTTCCGTAACATCAACAAATCTCAATTAGTGAATACCATCAATGAAAAAAAGTTGATGGTTACAATTGATTTCACTATTGGTAGTAAGAACTTTACTGTTCGTAGAGGTGTTAAACCAAATGTATTTGAGATATTACAAGATGGTAAGATGTTTGACCAATTGGCAAACAATCGTGATTATCAAGAATATTTGGAAAAGGTAATTCTTAAATTAAATTACAAATCCTTCACTCAGATTGTCGTTTTGGGTAGTTCTACATTTGAACCATTCATGCAACTCAAACAATCAGACCGTAGAACAATCGTTGAAGACCTTCTCGACATTCAAATATTTTCTGCTATGAATGTTTTGCTCAAGGTAAAGAATTCTGAGTTGAAAACGAATACAAATGATAATGAAAATAAGAGAGAATTGAATGTATCCAAAACAAAGATGCAAAAGAATTATATCGAAAGACTCAAAGATGACAACCATTCTGATATTTTGAAAAAAGAATCTGACATTTCAACATTTGAAGACCAAAAAACAATTGCTGTAGAGTCACTTACATCTTACCATAGTGATATCGATGAACTAACCAGTAAACTTATTACTGAGGATAAAGTTCAGACAAAGAATTCTGAGTTCGGAAATCTTCAAAATCAAATTGAAATCAAACTGAAACAAGAGCAGAAAGAAGTCAAGTTCTATGAAAAAAATTCTACTTGTTCTACTTGTAAACAGAACATAGATGATGAATTCAAAGAAGAAAAAATTACCACTCTGACTACCAGTATTACAGAAAAAGAAAATGGATTGGGAAAAATATCAACTGAAATTGAACAACTAAAAATACAGTTAGAAGAATTCCGTAGTATCGGTAGACAGATTTCAGAAAAAAACAATCAATTGTCAGCAACTAAATCTCAAATCCAATCGTTGGAAAGTAATATCGATAGAACAAAATTTGACATCAATGAATTAAAAGATAAGAAAAAACTTGACAATTCAGAGTTAAATGTGTTACAATTATTAGAGAGTGAATTTGTAGAGTTACAAAAAGATTACGAAGAGCAATGTGATACTAAACAACTCTATAACTACGCTAATGAGTTGTTGAGAGATTCGGGTATCAAAACAAAGATTATTCGACAGTATGTTCCCATTATAAACAAGTATGTGAATAAATACTTAAACGAACTGGAATTTCTAATTAACTTTTCGATTGATGAAAATTTCAACGAAACAATACAATCTCAGTATCGTGATGAATTTTCTTATTCTTCCTTTTCTGAAGGTGAGAAAATGAGAATTGACTTAGCGTTATTGTTCACTTGGAGAATGGTTGCTAAACTCAAGAATAGTGTGAACACAAACCTTTTAATTTTAGATGAGGTGTTCGACTCTTCATTGGATGCTGATGGAACAGAGGCTTTTCTGAAGATACTCAATACACTTGATGATAAAACAAATGTGTTCGTAATTTCTCATAAGGGTGAAATTTTGTATGACAAATTTCGTTCAACGATTAAATTTTTAAAAGAAAAACAATTTAGTAAAATAGAGGTAGCGTGAGTGATTTCATTTACTGAAAAGGCCGTTATTAAAATTATGAGTATTATGAATGAACAGAAAGTATCCGATGATACCAGAGTAAGAGTTGGTGTCAAGGGTGGTGGTTGCTCTGGTTTTACTTACACGGTAGATTTTGATAGTAGAAAAGGTAAGTTTGATTTAGAGTTTGAATCATTCGGTCTTAGTGTTTTGGTGGACAAAAAAAGTCATTTATACATTAAGGATACAGAAATTGATTGGTCAAATGATCTGAATGATCGGGGATTAAAATTCAACAATCCTTCAGCAAAAGGTTCGTGTGGATGCAGAACTTCTTTTATGTACGACAATGCCGAACATGCAAATGTCAAAGAACCAAGTTGGATGTAAAGTAGAAATAACAATTTAATGAAATGAAGAAAATATGAGTGATTTAATATGTGAATTAGTGAAAGAAGACGATCCTTTTTTGAGAGAGATACCAGAGGTATTTGATTTTGACAATCCTCAAGTTGACTCTGAAAAACTGGCTAAACAGATTTTTGCAAACATGATACACCATAGAGGAGTTGGTCTATCAGCAAATCAAATTGGAATACCTCTTAAAGTTTTTGGTTTTATGATGGAAAATAAAATGATTATAGCTTTCAATCCTCAAATTTTGGAAATGAGCGAAGAAACTTCTTATGTCAAAGAAGGGTGTTTATCTTTTCCTGGCTTATATTTTCCTGTTGTGAGAGCAGAAACTATAGCTATTCAATATCAAACTTTTGATGGTGAACATGAAGCAGGAAGTTTGACCAGTTTTCCATCTATGATTTATCAACATGAAACAGAACACATGAATGGAGAACTTTTTACTAAAAATGCAACGAAATATAAAATAAGACAAGCAACAAAGAAACGTGCTAAGTATCTAAATAAAATAAATAAACAAAAGGAGTCGAATGGCTAAAAACAAAAAAAATATGAGCAAAAAAGAATTGGAAAAAGAAGGTCGTGAACATGGAATTGAACTTGATCGAAGACATAGCAAAGAAGACCTTATTGATGAATTGGAGGCAGTAGAAGCAGAGGAAAAAGAAGAAACAGTTGAACTTGATGAAATTGAAGAAACAGTCGAAAAAACTGACATTAGAGAAATTGCTAAAAAAGCAGTTGAAGCAAAGGGTGTTGTAGCTACTGAACAACATATAAATGATTATATCGAAAGATTTAATCTTGTTTAATTATTAAATTATAAAGGAATAAAATGGCAGAAGTTAAAGGTATAAAAGAAACTAAAGACGTTATGGAGTTTATCTTTTCATTCGTAGATGCGATTGGAAAAGCAAAAGCTGATGATAAATTTACATGGACAGACGCAAGATATTTTATTGACCCTGTGAAAAAACTTTTTGAAGCAGTTGATAATATTGAAGATGTGATACCAGAAATTACAGATATCGATGACGAAGAATACGATGAATTAGTCGCATACGTCAGAGAAAAATGGGATTATAGCGAAGAAAATTTAGAATGGGTTGTGGATACAGCTATAGAGGCGGGCAGAAGTATTCTTACACTCGTTTCTATGTCTGACAAAAAAGCATAGTGGCAATAAACAAAACGATTAACAGATATTGGCGTGATTGGGCATCAATAGTTTATTTGTTTCTCTGTGTAGTAGACTTCTTCATTGCTCCTTTGATGTGGAACATAGGTATGACTTTGATGAGTGATGAAATACTAATGAACACTAGTAGATGGGAACCGCTTACGCTTGGTGCTGGAGCAATTTTCCACATCTCATTTGGGGCAATACTCAGTGCAACAGCTTGGAAGAAAAAAGAAGAACTGGAAGCTCATAATAATAGGAATGATTCTACTACTTAGTAGTTTTGAAGTAGTGGGTGAAGAAGGGAATAGAACTACTTCACCAGTATCATTAGAATCACTCATTAAAATGGGAGAATATTCTAAACTGATTTATACAGATAAGGGGGTATTTGCTAAAGGTGAAGTGTCACCAGATGATCCAGAATTTTATGGCTTGAATAAGATGATTGAGAAGCAATACGAAGTCAAGAAAAATGAATTTTCGTATTATGTAATACAAGAACAAGGAACCACAATTCTAATTTTTAGAGGAACAACAAATACTAAAAATATTTGGACAGCTATAGATGTAAGAACATTTTATGATAGAAGATTAGATGTTAATTTACATAAAGGATTTAGAGATGCGGCTGCCTTACTGCTTGAAGATATTTATGAAAATTATGAATTAGACCATACAGTATATTTGACAGGACATTCTTTGGGTGGTGCAATAGCACAAATCATTGGGATGTGGATAGATTCGATGAAGGATGAAAACGGAGTAAAAAAATACAATGTTGAAATTTTTACTTTCGGAGCACCAAAAGTTACTACAAAATTTCTTTTTAATGAACCCAAACATTGGAGAGTGGCTATTGGGAGTGATCCTATCCCCTTTATGCCTAGTCTCCCTTATGTTCATTCAGGAATACATATAGACCCTGAAACATTAGATTGGAACGAAACACATCACGAAGATAGTTTGTGGTCAATTGATAGTTCAGATCATTCGATTAAAGATTATCTAGATATATTATATGATCATTCAGAATGTGATGCTAAATGTCGAGGGTCACAACCAATAAGAGAATGACTATATGAAGATTATACTACACATATTAATAATATTACTTCTCAATAGTTGTGCAAAAAACGTAGCAGACAAAAATAATGATTTGGGTAGTGGTGATAAGTCAAATTTACCAGTTGCATTAACCGCCCTCATTGAACACGCAGAGTATTGTAAAGCAATTTATGATATTGGTGGTGATCAAAAAGATGAGGTTGCGTTTGAAGTAATACAAGATAGTGGAATATCAATAATTGTTATTAGGGGTACGGCCAATGAGGCAAATGTACTATCAGATATTGATGTAAGATTGGTAGATGATGCACGTACAGGAATCAAACTCCATAAAGGATTTCGCGATGCGGCTATAACTATTATGCAAATTATAGATACTTCAACCACGACAGGAAGAACCATTGTTCAAGGACAGACACTTAAATATCCTCTTGAACAAACAGTACACGTTACAGGACACAGTTTAGGTGGAGCCGTTGCACAAATAATAGGAATGTGGCTTCACAAGAGAGGTAAGAATGTTCAAGTTTTCTCTTACGGAAGCCCAAAAGTCTCTTCTCAAGTTTTGTCTAGTGGACAACCCTCTCATTGGAGGGTGGTTCGCCTTAGCGATCCTATCCCTATGTCTCCTCCTTGGCCTTATCGTCACACAGGACTTTTTATAGATAGTCAAGATTTGGATTGGGGTCCAGACAACGATAAACAATTGATTTCACAAACAGATGGTTTAGACCATTCAATTTTAAAATATGTAACAACATTAAAGGAACAATTATAACATGGCAAATGATGTAAAAGTATTGAAACTAACTACTGGCGAAGAATTAATATCAAGAATGGAAGAAAGCGACGATGGATTTTTGATTTTAGAAAAACCTATGTCTCTCCAACAAATGGGATCAAACTCTGCTGGTCATATGGGAGTCGGTTTAGTGCCTTGGAGCATATCTGGAAAAACAGATAAAATTACTCTAGACAATAAACACGTTATGGTAATTTTAGAACCAAAAAAAGAAATGGAAACAAATTATCTTTCATCAATAACTGGCTTAAAATTATGAAGTATCAAATTATAATTGGTGATAAGAAATATTATAGAACGAATGATAAACAACAAGCTTTAGCTGCAGTTTCCAACTCTTTTGATAAAGGATACGAAGATGTTTATCTTCATGGTGGTAGAATAGGAAAATGGTGGAGTATATAATAATGCCGATATACGAATATAAATGTGATGTATGTGATGAGATAACCGAAGAGTTTGACAAAATTACTTCAACAACCAAAACAATAGAATGTTCTCTTTGTGGGCAAATATCTACTAGAATAATGAGTTTGGGAAGTTTTCATCTCAAAGGTGGTGGTTGGTACAAAGACGGTTATGGTAATAAAAAATCAATTTCTAATACTAAAACAGGAGAACAAAAAACGGTCTCCGAAAAACCCCTCGACAAAAAAACACCCGAAGCTAGATCGATTGCCGATAGTTAATTATTATTATTATCAACATGAATAGGAAATAACAAAATGAAAGCAAATCTTGAATATAACTTACCAGAAGATCAAGAACAATTTAACGTAGCATCAAAGGGAATGGATTGGGCATTACTTGCTTGGGACATAGACCAAATGATACGCTCTTTGTTGAAATATCATCCCGAAGAATATAAAACAGGCGAACAAGCATTAGAACATATCAAAGAAGAACTCCGTGATTTTATGGAGGAACGCGGATTACAATTTCCCGCATAACTTGAAAAGAGAATTATTATGAGAAAACAATACGACAGATTTGATTTAGAGTCAGCTATCCAGACAGTCTGGCACACTAAAGACGATTTGGAACTGATAACTCAACGAATGGTAGATGATCCAGAACCAATGACTGAAGATGACCTTGCAAATGTTATGGTCGGTTTAAGTGAATTACACGACATCCGATGCAAGAAATTATTTAGTGTGTTTGAGACTATGTTACGCGAAAAGTCTTTTACCGATACAGGATATTCTTCTGTTGTTTTAGGAGAATCTTCTGTGAAAGATGAAATCCCCCCAAAAAAATAACGTTATCAAGATTGACTTGACTTTTCTTCTCTTTATTGTTATTATAATACTATAATTAAATAACTTTATAAGAGAAAGTCATGAGAACACGAAAAAGTTTATTGAACGAAATGCTTTGTTTATCAGAAGTTCGCGGAGAACTTGATGTTTTGAGTAATGC